TGATTCAGCTGGAGAGGCACAGATATATAACAGTGAAAAATCTAAAAACGGAATGAGAATTCTTATGCCTTTTCAAAAATTTATATTAAATGCAAAAGCTGACTTTTCTGCTCAGTTAAGTATTCTACAAGATCCTAATATTTCTGAAATTCAAAAGCAAGACGCTAGAAGATTTATGAAAGGTAAAATGAATGAAATAGTTTCTTTTAACGCTATAAAATATGCAGGTAGTGTGGCAACATTAAAAGGGTTGTCAGGCTTATTAGCTTTAGGAATGGATGAGGATGATATTTATGAGAGTGGTGGAGTAGATGGAGACATATCAAGACGACTAGGTATTAAGTCAAGTAAAGAAGATCTTGATGCAATGACGGCTACAATTAAAGGAGCAACAAGTCTTGAAGAAAGAAACGCGGCTCTATCTGCTTTATCTGGATTTAGAGAAATGAACGACGTGGTTAAGGGGTTTGAGCAATATGCGATGAATTACGATAAAAAGTTTTCAATTAGTGACAATAAGAATATTATAAATCAAGTTTTTCAAGATGCTGGATTTACTTTGAATCCTGTTCCTACTCTTGGTTTTATGAATGATTTAATGGCTTGGGGAGTGAATCACGTTTATGGAGAAGATATTCTTAGAGAATATAGCAGTAGAGATTTAACCTCAGAGGTAATGGACACAGACACATATCTTGATGTTATTGTAAAAAAATCAGGTATGTTAGGTATAGCTTATGAGACTGTTGATAGATTTACCAGTGCAATTAGACTTAGAAAAAAAGGAACGTTTGTAATAAATCAAGGGGACTACAAGAATAAAGAGGTTTATTTGACTGCTCCTACTGATGCAATGAGAGAAAAGTTAGCTAATTCTGTTGACTTTCTATTTCAATTAAGGTGTCATGCTTTAATGAATCCAGTTGCTCCAAGAGCTGATTTAGATAAATATGCAGACAGGCTAGAGAGAACAATTGAAAAGTATTTTACACAATCTACTCCTGATCAAAGAATGCAAAGAGTAATGGGAATGCAAGGGCCTCTACAAGAAGAAGATTAATAGTATTTTTCTTGTATTATTTTTATGACCTCTTGGCAATCTTTTTGGTTTCTAGGCACAAATAGATCGGCTTTAATTTTATTAAGGTGTAGGTGCCTTTTAAATAGCTTCCAGACCATAGGGAATCTTTCATTTGGATTCCCTTTACACTCTATAATATATCTTGGTGGGTTTTGAGTATCTACAAAGTCAGGAGTGTATGTAATTGGTAGTATTTTTTTATTACCTCTATCATGCAAGTATTTTTTTGCAGGTGTTTTTTCATAAGAACATGCGTCAAACATAAATCCATCAATGATTGTGAACTTAGTAGACTCATATCCATGATCTATTTTATTTGCTTTTAACAACAAATACATATGAGACTCAAGCTTGGATTGAAATTGTATTCCGTCAATTTTAACTTTCTTTGATCTGGTTATTTGTTTTCCTTTTTTAAATCTCATCGTCTACGTTTTCTAAATATAAATAATCTTCAAATCCTTCATTGAGTAATTGAACCACTGCTGATACATAACTCTTTGAGTATATTGATTTTTTTGCGTATTCTTTTTTTCTTTTTTTAAGAGTTAGGCTTTCTCCTACTACAATAGCAAACTTTTTAATATCGTTTATGCTTTCCCAGTAACACATCTCATTAAATTTTTGAGAGATCTCTTCTCTTCTTATGATGTATTCTATTGCCATTTTATTATTTACGTTAAGTTCTTTTGAAGCTATAAACACATGGTTATCTTTAAACGCAAGTATTTCTACCTCATCTTCTTTTAGAATATTTACATAAATAAATGAATCAACTAGGTGTTCTTTAATATCTAAGTCTTCATATAGTTCCTTTATGTATTCTAAATGGGTGTCTGAAGGCTCTTTGTTTATAAAAATTTTATTCATCTCTCTCATATAACAAATTTAAATAAAAAACCCTCAACAATTTGAGGGCTTTTTGTGAAAACAAAACATAACAGTAAATAAAACTGCTACGGGAGATACGCAAATATACTAAATTATTCTCTTTGAGTTCCATCTTCCCCAAACTCGTAGTTAATAGTTACCAACAGCAAATGAAGTCTTAGCGACCAGTATTGCTCATGTTCATTAGGCTCCCACACTTCATACCCAACTATCATTCCCTCATGAGGCCATCTAAAGTTTAACGAAAATAAATACCAACCTTCTTCCATTTTAAAATATATGTGTTAATCTTGCTATTTGACCAAATTCTGGATGATGTAAAAACCCCTCTATTGCTTTTGGCGCATGCTGGTATCCATTTCTATGGTGCCAACTATCTGTTCCAGACGGACTTCTTAAACTCTCTACAGTTACACCCGCATAGTCTTTAGCATTTTTATGATGTACATGATGCGTATAAACATATCTATGTTGTGATTCCGACCACCATTTTTTGGCTTCTACAGCCATAAGTAGAGGTAGGTCGTTGTTTTTAGCACCATCTCCATGAGTTGTACCTATTAAATTAGAGCCGTACTTGTAATATTTTCTATGACTTATACTTGAATCAAATGATACATGTTTACAGTTTCTAAACCAAGTGCTTATTACGTCGGCTAAAAAGAATCCGTTTGTATAGTCGTGATTACTGGGATTGTAAGTTACATGAACATCAGCAATGCCTACCAATTTTTCGATAACCTCTACATAGATAGCTTTTGCTTTTAAAAAGCTCTCATACCACATTCCGTCTGTGTCTTGAGGAGTTCCCGATGTTGTTTGTCTTTTGGGGGTGTCTATGTGTAAAATGTCATTTCCAATAATTAATAGAAATTTATCTATTTCAAAACCAGAGGTCTTATCCAGAATACCTTGAACTCCGTCCCTAACTCTTTGTATGGCTATTTCAGAATCATACTCTTCTCCTGTTTCAAAAGAAGTAGATAGCTTTCCTATATGAACATCAGCAGGATCTATAACTAAAAGATGAGGGTCTTTAGTTTTTTTTCTTTTTATGTTAGGATAACTAGGAGAATAAATTTTCATCTCATCGATTATCTGTCTAGAGATATCGTTGTATGAAACTATTGTAGGTCTTACTTGTACGGAATATTCTTTTGTTTTATCCCAGTATTGGCTAACACTATTGAAATCTATTCCTCTCTCTTTGCAGTATTCGTATACACCTTGGTGTCTTACTTGATTGAGCTTTTGTTGAGACTCAATATCTATGTAGGCTCTAAAAGTATTTCTTCCTTGCTCGGTTTTCTTTACTTCTAAACCTAACGCTATTGCTTCTTCTTTGTTTAGTCTTACTCTTTTTTTGCTCATGGCTCAGTGTTTTTCTTTAACTCTTTCAAGTCATATATTAATGAATTGATACTGTTTCTAGAGTCTTCAAAATCGCCGTCAGAAACCCCTTCAAACACGTCGTTTAATTTATCGTGTAACTTATTAAAAGTTTTAATAAGGTATGTTTCTCTTTGTTTTAACACCTATTTATCCATTTGCCACAAATAACTTTCTCCTTGTTTTTTATCGATTTTACCAATAGCTCTGTATATAGCTCTAGATTTCTTTTTTGTTTCCAACACTTCTTTTTTTGTTGAGTCTGTTCCTAGTTCTGTGTACATAGAACAATCATGCTCAAGCAGGGTATCTATTTTTCTTTTATCAGACCATGTTTTATATGATAAAACTTTGTCAATTAATTTAGTTACCTTCTCCATCTAATATATTTTTTAAGTTAGGTTTAAAATATTCAGCTCCTTTAATTACTTTACCGTCGGGTCTAAATAGAGGCCTACCTCTTTCTAGCTTACTCATGTTTGACTTATGCACTTCCTCAAAAAGATCATAAAACACATCACTTAACCCGTGTTGTGTAATAAATCCGTAGAGGACGTACATCATATCTACAATAGCATCAGCTATTTCTACTAAATTCTCATTTTCACACGCTTCTTTGTATTCATTTAACTCCTCCAACAACAACTTATACTTTAAGTCGTATTTTTCTTTAGATATAAGAGATGGATTATTGTTTTGTTCTATTTTAAAAGACTTGTTAAACTCCTTAACCATGTCTAGTTTTGAGTCTAATAACTTCCAAAATAAATCTTTTTCAGTAAAAGAGTGAAGCATTTCTAGTTTGTTTGAGGAAATGTATAAAATCCTTCTTGAATATCCAAGAGAAAATCAAAATTTTTTCTGATTTCTTTAATATTTACGTATTTTTTAGTCTTTTCTTGTGTTAAATGAGACAATTGATGCAATATACCTTCGTCAGATAGTATATCTCTTGTCTTTAAGTCTTTTACAAAACAAACATATATTGAAAAATGAAGTATATCTAATATGTTTTCCATAAACTCTTCATCAGTCATCAAGCAAAATGTTTCATGCATGTTAATAAGGTCAGACTCGTTGTATAAAAATGTTTTATTTCCTATTTTGTATTTTTTCTGCGATTTCATGATATAATTCTATTATTTTTTTCTGCATTTTTTTTTGATCCGTTGTATTACGATAAAGATCCTTTCCTTTTTTTATCCTACCATCATAATTGATTTCAATTTTAAAATTGTTTTTATCGTATATGATCGGATAAATTTTTATATTTTCCTTTAAGCATATTCCCATGCTTACATTTATATCTTCACTCATTTATCAATGATATTTCTACGTTCTCCCACTTACCGCCTTTAATGTCATAGTCTACTAAGAAATCTATTCTTTTCACCCATCTTTTATTCATTCTATCTTCTACTGTCCAAACTCCATTCATGTTTCCTGCGTTTGAAACCATAACTTTTGCTCCAAATACAAACCCATGTTTTTCTAGATCCCTGGAGACAGCAATCCATCTATGTGATCCAGGTGATTGTGAATTAATTGTTTTTAAAGATGCGGTTGTTAAAAAATCCGCGTTACATTGTTTTGGGTCTGCATGATAAATCGTTGCAGTAACCAATATTGCTATTAGTGTTTTCATATTTATATTATTTTATCAAAAAATATTAATCCTTTTTTTCTAGCAATTTCTATATTCTTTATAAACTTTTCTGTAAACTCTGAAAATAAAATTGCATCAGCTTCGTTAAAAGAAGCTATATTAGACATTAGTTTGTTTTTAATGTTCATTGCATTTGTAACAAATTCTGAATCGTCTGCGTATAACCTATCGTATGATTCTGATATGTTTTTTTCTAGAGATTTTTTAAACATGTTACCATATTTTTTAGACAAACCCCTTAACTTATATTCGTCCATTAATTCTAAAGCTAACTGAAGGGTTAAAACTAACTCTAACCCATTCCTTAACTCATCTTCTTTTCTTTTGTTTTCCATTTCTATATTTTTAATTTATTAAATTCTATATCTAATTCTTTGTTCTTTTGAAAGGGTGTTTTTGCTGAAGATATCCAATTTGTGTTATCCCATCTTGGGCCTCCATCAACCATTTCAGTGTATCTACCATTGTTTACATTCCAAAAGTAATTCACATCGGCTTGGTTCTCTCCAAGATTTGAAAACTTTACTTTTAAAACCTTAACCTTGACAGTTCCTTGCTCGTAATCTCTATGAACAAGCAAACCATGAGGACTCATGTCATAAAACTCTCCTCCACCTTTCACATCATAAAACGTAGGCTCAAAAACCTTTCCTTTATCTGTTTGTGGCTTAGTAGGGTGTGCTACAAGTATTACAATTACATCGTTTTTCTTACAGAAATTATCTATCTTGTTTAAGTAGGCGTTTGTGTAATCATTAATACCAAGCTTAATAGATGATTTATCTTTAACTTTATTGTATGGGTCTATTACTAAGCACCTTATACCCATTCTCTTTACAAGCTCCTCTCCTTTTTGTAAAACCCTTTCTAAGTCATAGCCGTCATCATAGTTTATAAAGAAAAAATTCTTATTGACATGATCAACACACTTTCTCCAGGACAACTCTTTTGTATCTTCATACTCGGGAGTTCTTCCATAATATTTCCTTACAAGTTTATCAACGTGTAGGTATTGAGGGTAATTTTCTGTTGAAGCATATGCTATCTTCCAATCATACATCATATTATATCCAACACACATTTGGTCAACAAAATCTGATTTACCACTAGATGGAAACCCAGTTACAACCGTAAATTGCTTTGTATATGTTGAAAATATACCATCAAAACTTCTTAATCCAATTTTATAACCATTCTCAACCCCATTCTTATAAAAAGAATCTAAGTCAGAAGCCATGTCGTTAGCCCTTATGACATTTTCTATAGGGCATGGCACTGCATCATCTATGGTTTCCTTTAAGGCTTTTTTACCATACTTAATTAAGTATTCGTTAGCGTCTTTGCAATCTTTAAAGTTTACTAAAAAACATTTATCTGAACCAAATCTTCTGATAAATTCTTTTTTACCATTTTCTCCAGCCTCGTCGGCGTCCAGTGCTAAGTATATTTTTTTCTTATCTTCAAAGTAAAAATAAAAATCAGTTAGGTAATCTAAATTGATTTGACCACTAGAATTAAAACCATTGGGAACACTTATTGTGTTCTTGATACCGCACTCATGATAAGACATTGCATCTATCTCTCCTTCTGTAATTACGCATTCATCTCTACTTATTATTGAATCAATATTGTAGAACGTTTTTTGCGCTCCCTTATACATTTTAAAATTCTTTTCTGCATCTCTATATTTAATATTAATTAGCTTTCCTAAAACATAGTAATTAAAAAATATAGCATTTACTTTTGAGCCTACTTGTGGCATGTACTCAATTCCATTAGTAACCTTTAAATCTAACACTGTTTTTTCTGATATACCTCTTTTTACAAACCAATCTATAACATTGTTACTTGTTTTCTTTTGGACAACCTGCTGAGGTTTTACATACTCAATTGAATTGCTGTTTTTTTGTAATTTATAGGTATGAAGCTGTAATACTTCTCCGCAATGCTGACAAGTACCCAGTCCCCTCTTCCAATCTAACATTAAACACTCTTGTGTTTTCTTTTTTCTTGAAGAAGAACATACTGGGCATGTACATTTCTTTTTATTAGTTGGTAATTTGTATTGATTAAATACATCTATTTCAAATTCTGTTTCCACCATAATTATAATATTGTAAAGTCAAACCCTTTCTGATCAAACTTATTTTTATCTATCTCCATTTCTTCTTTAGTCCCGCTTTTAATTGCTTGACCTTTCCATTTCCACCTGCAATCTCCATTACTTGTAGAAATTTTATTAGAGTTGTATCTCATCCAATTTACAAAATGACTTTTTAAATCTCTCATTGTAGATTTATTTTCATCAGTGATAGTAAGAACTTCTTCAAACTTATCAAGAGCAGAATCAATTTTAGATATAGATAAAGAAAAATGCATAGCAGTTGTTTCTTTCCACATAATATCTTTTTTACATTGCTCTATCATTGTTTTATTATTTTCTTTATTTCTTATATTCTTAATTATCTCTGTCGTTTGCGTGTCATCTGTTTGTCGTTTGCTTGTCGCTTTTCTTTTCTTCTTAACCTCATCTACTTGATAACTATCATAGTTTAAGATAGTTACCTTTGTATACTTGTTTGTCGTTTGCGTGTCTATTTCTCCTGTTTTTACTAATCTTTTAAGAGACGTTCTTAGCTGTCTTACAGGTATATTTAAGTCATTAGAAAGCCTGGTCAAAGAGGTAATATATTCTCCTCTTTTGACAGATTTACCCATGAATCGACAATTGTCGTAACAAGCGTTTAAAAGTAAATGTATGAATAAATGTTTGGTGTTGGCGTCTTTATACCATTCCCAATCTAGAATCGACCTGTGAAGTTTTATAAATCCTTTCATTGTTCATTTTGTGTTGCAGAAAAATTAAATGCGATAATTCTTCTATGTTTTTGTTTTCGTAAATCTTTTCGATTAACAAATGAACTAACTCTAGGTATTCAATATTGTCTTCTCCAAAAACTCTGTCAATAATAGACTGAACTTGCTTATCTCTTACTTTAGAAGATTCGTTAATTAAACTTACTGCTTTGTATATTTTGTTTTCTAATTCTTTTATTTCCATTCTATAAGTCTTGTCTACATGCATATAGTCTTTTACATTTTTTGCTGAATGTAATACTGTTGCATGATTGTGACTTTTTTTTCTACCCATAGATTTTGAGAAATCTCCAATTTCCTGCAAACTAGCTCGGGTATGTCTTGTAGCCATATAATGAAAAACTTGTCTTCTATCAGCATCTACTTGATATCTACTGTTAGGAAACATAGACATAACATGAACATCATAATGACTTGCTACAATGTCTGCTATTCTTTTTAATGTTTTAAAATTATTACTCATAATGTTGTTTTTAAATAGCCCTCCTACTCGCAAAAGCTTTCAGAAGG